AGCGAGGCTCAGAAGAAGGCTTACGTCATTGCCGACAACAAGCTGGCGCTGAATGCTGGCTGGGACCTTGAGATGCTCGCTGTCGAACTGGGTGATCTGCAGGGCTTTGACTTCGACCTGATGCTGACCGGGTTCTCGGACGACGAGCTCTCGAAGCTGCTGGCTGAAAATACCGACGGGCTGACCGATCCCGACGCGGTTCCAGATGTGCCGTCTGACCCTGTTGCCAAGCCAGGTGACGTTTGGCTGATGGGCAAGCACCGTCTGATGTGCGGCGACAGCACCAGCGTTGATGACATGGAAAAGCTGACCGCTGGCCAGCTGGTCGACATGTGGCTGACCGATCCGCCCTACAACGTCGCTTATGAAGGTGGGACGAAAGACAAGCTCACGATCCAGAACGACAATATGGGCGACGACCAGTTCCGCGAGTTTCTGCGCGATGCCTATGTCACCGCTGATACCGTGATGAAACCCGGCGCAGTGTTCTACATCTGGCACGCCGACAGCGAGGGCTACAATTTCAGGGGTGCGGCGCGCGATGCTGGATGGAAAGTGCGCCAGTGCCTGATCTGGAAAAAATCATCGCAGGTCATGGGCCGGCAGGATTTTCATTGGAAACATGAACCGTGCCTATATGGTTGGAAAGACGGCGCCGCGCATTTGTGGGCCAATGACCGCAAGCAGACGACTATCCTCGAATTCGACAAGCCCTCACGCAACGGCGAGCATCCGACGATGAAGCCGGTCGCGATTTTCGAGTACCAGATGCTCAACAACACCAAGGGCAGTGACATCGTCCTCGACAGCTTTGCAGGCTCGGGGACCACCGCGATCGCGGCAGAGAAAAACGGCCGCGTGGCCCATCTGATGGAACTCGATCCGCGCTACTGCGACGTGATCGTCAAGCGCTGGCAGGGTTTTACCGGCAAGGCCGCGACCCTTGAGGGTGACGGCCGGACGTTCGACGACTTTGCCGGAACGGTAACCGGCAAAGAAGCTGAACCAGTCTGATGCGGTCAGGCGGCGGCGACAACCGCATCCACGATGATGTCGTCGGCATGAGCGCGGGCCTGCGCCATGTCATAGGCCGTCTGCATCCGCATCAGCGTATCGGCCCTGATGCCGAAAGCTTTCTCAAACCGGATCGCCATCTCGGCAGACAAGGCCGCGCGCCTGTTGAACAAATTGCTCAAGGCCTGCCGGGACACATGAAAGCTGGCCGCCAGTCGGTTGATGCTGACCCCATGCGGCGCGACAACTTCGCTCTTAAGCCAGTCGCCAGGGTGAACCGCGAGCGAGGGGTGCATGTTCATGGCCATCAGTGGTAATCCTCTAGATCGAGTTCTGCGATGCTGTGCTCATCAAGCTTGATAAAGGTCAGGCGCCAGTTCCTTGTGACGGTCATCGACCATCGCCCGGCTTTGTCACCGACCAGTTCGTGCAGTCCATAATTGGGCGGCACGGCCAGTTCATCAAAGCTTGCTGCTGCATCGATATACGCCAGCATTTTGCGGATCCGAGACACATCGCCAACCAGGCCTTTCTCGTTGCCGGTCTCGAAAAACTGGCGCAGGCCCTTATGGGAAATGCTCTCGATATCCATCCAGCCTTATGTCAAGCGGCGCTTGTCATGTCAAGTAGTGCTCGTCGCTCCAACCTGCTTCAGCAGCGATGCCCCCGCCAATACCGATCCCATCGCAGAGCCCATCCACCCCTGACCATGGCGCAAGAGATATCGCCAGATTTCGGGGACACGCACCAGGCAGCCGTCCGCGAACCACCCGCACCGCCTTCTGAACGACACTGCATCGCCGGACCGCTTACAAGAATATGCCCTTCACGTGAGACGCCGACCGGGCGACCAATAAGCCGGACCAGCGCATCCCGCGCTTCTTCCGCTGAGGCGCGCGGGCATGGCTGATTGGACCTGCAGCTACCGTCGCTCTCACGCGCAGCGATGCCGGACAGGCGGATGCGCGGCCCCTCTGCGCACCAGACCGGCCCGTCGCCATCCCAGACCCGGGTCGGCGTGCAGGTAAAGTTTTCTCCAGCGGGCAATACGGCCGCGGCGGCGAAGAGTAAAAATTCAAATATCGTCGTGTCCTTAGGTTTGGGAGGCTTGGAACCGGTCCGGCGCGAGACATAGAGGAAGGCGCTCGGCCATGAAACCCGGCACAAAACCCAAGCCCACCCATCTCAAGCTGGTGACCGGTAATCCCGGAAAACGCACGCTGAACCGCAAGGAGGCCAAGGCCAAAGCGGCAATTCCCGCGCCGCCGGTCCACCTCACCGCCGATGCGGTCGAGGAATGGAACCGGGTTGCAACCGATCTCTACAATCTCGGCATTCTCTCCGAGATCGACCGGGCAGCACTTGCGGCTTACGCGCAGGCTTATGGCCGCTGGGTCCAGGCCGAGCGGGCGATCGCCAAGATGGCCGAAAAGGACCAGCTGACCGGCGGCCTCATGATCAAGACCTCCAACGGCAACGCCATCCAGAACCCGCTGGTGGGCACCGCCAACAAAGCAGCCGCGGACATGATGCGCTACGCCGCAGAATTCGGGATGACGCCCAGTGCCAGGAGCAGGATCGCGGCAGCGCCGCCAGAAGATGGGGGCGACCCCGCCGACCGCTTCTTCACCTGACCGGACGCTGGCTTATGCCAATGCTGTCGTGTCAGGCGAGATTGTCGCCGGCCCGCACGTTCGCAACGCTTGCCAACGGCACATCGCGGATCTGAAGCGCAAGGATGGTATCTGGTTCGATCACGATGCCGCCAACCACGCCTTCGCCTTTTTCGAGGAGGTTCTGAGGCTTTCCGAGGGCCAGTTCGAGGGCCAGCCTTTCCAGCTGGAACCGAGCCAGGCCTTTATCATCGGAAGCATCTTCGGCTGGAAACGCAAAGACGGCCGGCGCCGGTTCCGCCGCGCTTACATCGAACAGGGCAAAGGCAACGGCAAATCGCCGATTGCCGGCGGCATTGGCGTTTACGGGATGACCGCCTGCAAGGAGGCCGGCGCCCAGATTTATGCCGCAGCGGCTAAAAAGGAGCAGGCCAACATCCTGTTCCGCGATGCGGTGAAGATGGTGCGCCAGTCCCCGGCGCTTGCGAGGCGGTTGGAGTTCTCTGGCGGCCCTGGCCGCGAGTTCAACATCGCGCATTTGCCGTCTGGCAGTTTCTTCCGTCCGGTGTCTCGCGATACTGGCAAGACTGGGTCAGGCCCTCGGCCCTATTTCGTGCTGGCCGACGAGGTCCACGAACTTCCGGATCGCTCGATCATCGAGATGCTCGAACGCGGCTTCAAGTTCCGCCGCGATCCGCTGCTGTTCATGATCACCAATTCGGGTTCGAACCGCAATTCTGTCGCCTGGGAGGAACACGAACACGGGGTCCGGGTGGCAGCGGGCAATCCCGATGCGGTGCTGGACCCGACTTACCTCGGCCAAGTCATCGATGACACGACGTTCAGCTATGTCTGCGCGCTCGACGAAGGCGATGATCCGCTGACCGATCCTACCTGCTGGATCAAGGCCAACCCGCTCTTGGGCATCACGATCACCGAGCAGTATCTGACCGAGGTTGTGGCCCAGGCCAAAGCAATCCCGGGCCAGTTGAACGGGATCTTGCGGCTGCACTTCTGCATCTGGACCGATGCCGAAACCGCCTGGATGGCGCGCTCGACGCTCGAGCCGCTCCTAGCCGTGTTCGAACCCAAGCGCGGCCAATCCGTCTGGCTCGGCCTCGATCTCAGCCAGAACCGGGATTTGACTGCACTGGCCGGCGTTCAGCGCAATGGCGAGAAGGACGGCAAGCCCTGCTTTGATGCCTGGGTCGAGGTCTGGACGCCGGGCGATACGCTCAGTGCCAGAGTGCTGCGCGACAAGCAGCCCTACGACGTCTGGGTCGCTGGCGGATTTCTGAATGCGCCGCAAGGCGAGAACATCAGCTTGCGCCAAGTGGCGCAGGCGCTGGCTGAACTCGACAGTGATTACCACGTCGAGACCGTCGCCTATGACCGTTACGCCTTCCGCCGGTTCGAAGAGGAAGTCAGCGATCTCGGACTTTCGGTTAATTTCATCGAGCATCCCCAAGGCGGCACCAAGCGCGGCAAACCGCA